AGATTTAGGTCCGTCGACGGTATCGTGTAGACGTCGCCTGTCGGCGTGACGTATTGCGTTTGTCCCGGATGGGTGCCGGACGCGACGCCCATACTTTGCGACTTCGCCACGCGCGGCGAATAGTACTCGGCAGGGCCGTAAACGTTGCCGCGAGTTTTTGGCACGACTGACACTTCCGAGAGCGCTTCGGCGTCCTGACCACGGCCGCCTTTGAGCTCCTGCTCAAGCCGCGCCCTTTCCGAGTTGAGTAGTGCTGCTTCTGCTTCATCACGTGCTGCCTCCGCGCGATTCTTTTCGATTACGCCTAACGATCTGGCCATGTTGGTGAGCGCGTCACCCATCGGGTTGCCACCCGGGGCCTGACCTGCTGACAATGTTGGCGACGCTCCGACCGACGCGCCAAGGGCAAAGAGGGGGTGCACTCCGGCCGACTTCGCGTCCTGAACTCTACGCTGTACGCTCTGATCCATTTGCGCATCAAATTGTGCCTGCGCCTGCTGAAGTTGTTGTTGATGCATACGCATCTGCTTCTTTTGATTGCGGTGGCCCAACAGGCCACCTACGAAGTCTAAACCTAAACCCAGTAGCTCTACCGACATGATTTATGCTCCTTATAGTTGCGATAGCCATTACGACCGCCGTATCCGAGAGATAAGATTACCGACCTCCGTACGTTCTTCTTCCGGGTGCATACTTTTGTTGTAGTCTGCCGAGCAGACGCATCCTCATAGTACGTTGGTGCGGGCACCACGCCTGTCGGCAATCTTCGCGAGGGGCGGGCTGGCCTATGTGACGGCAAAGAATCTCGCCGTGGGGTGAAAGCCGACAGCCGGTGTGCTCTCGGCGAATCGGTACGTTTTTGATCCCGCCGGCGTCGTAAAGTTGCGACAACCGTCGGCGAGAAGGAACGCAATCGGCGCTCCGAGTATTCGGGTTTTCTTCGTAAACGCGACGAGCGTTCTTTATTGCTTCGCCCGGGTTGTCGAGGATTCGGTCTACGCTTTTTGCTGCTTCGCCTTTTAGCCATGATTTGCCTTTATACACGCTGATAACCGTAGTAGCGGCGTCTTTGAATTTCATGCATCACCTCATTATCCAAGTGGGTCGCTATCGCACCGTCGAAGATGGCCTCCTGACTAGCATGGAATTCAAGGTAGTTAGGATTGGCTTCAATCCGCTCTCTGTGGAGAAGGGGGATACCGAGTTCTCCGCGCATTTTACGCAGGATAAATGCATCCAGCGGATAGACTTTTCCGTCAAACCGGAACGTTCTCTCAACATCACCGCGCTCCTCGAGGATGGATCTACCGTCGCCAGTGCGATAAGGAGCACAGAGAAAATCCACGCTTCGTGACCCGAGCGGAGGGCGGCGTGAAGATGTTCGGAATTCGGGCTCTTGATTAGTTTGTAAACGTTCGTCGGAATCTTTGGTGAGCTTTTTGGTCGTGTAATTCGCAAGATACCGCGCTCTTTTAGCGTCCATTTCTCCGACCGTGACAAATCCAAAGGCGTCTTTCCAGAGAGACATAATTTCTGGGATTTGTTGGTTTGTTCGAGGAAATATTGCCATGTGGTAATGCGGCCGGAATGTGTCATCACCGTATTCCCCGACCGCGTAATAGCGGAAGCTGCCGACGTTCCTTTGGACATTATTAACCCACTTCAGAAATCGTTTCTTTTTGAGGGTGTGGACCGGAGCTCCGTCATCACCACTCTCAATAGGGACGCTTTTTTCATTATAAGTAAGGGTTACGAACATCGGAAGCCCTTCGAACGGGTGGAAGAGCCATTCCAGCATGATCCGGCCGGACCAGAGCCGGCCTTTATTGATCCGACAAGGCATACATTGGCCACAAGGGACCGTCATTGCCTGTTTTTCGACGTAGATTCCGCTATGGCAGAGCATTTTGGGAGATTAGGGGGGTTTTCTGCTTCCGTCAAGAGTAAGCAGAGGCAGTCTCCATCGAGTTGTGAGACTGCCCGGTTAAAAAAAAGGGGGGCACATGGCCCCCCAAGATTACGCATGATTGCGTGTCAGGAGCTTCCCACGGCTTCTGACGAGCCGTTGGGCTCTGGGGTTGCGCTGGAGTGTGTCGTGGCCTCTGGGGCTTCTGACGGCTTCTCACGCGATTTTAGGAACTCTTTGAAGGCATCGGCCGTTTCCGGGTCCATTTGCGATAGGACCGGGTCGACTTCGTCAACCTCCTTCAGAGTGTATCGGGTAAAGTCTAATTCTTCGTCATCTGGCACATCAAAGTCATTAGCTTCTTCCCATGTTTCGGGCGATCCGTCGCCCTTATTGGTCATCTCATTCGCCAAAGCCTGAGCGATCATCTGCTCCAGAGATAGCGGGTGCCGGTAGTTAACCGGCAACTCTATCGGGGTCTTATCCAATTGCTCAGGGTCTGCGCCTACGGAGTACCTTTTTGGCAGTTGTTTTACAGGTTTAGCGGCTGGCGCCTTCTTAGTTTTAGCCATTACAGAATCCTCGGATTAGCCTTCTTCGGCACCAATCGCCGGGCCACCACGCGATGATTTGCCATGATCCAGAGATTATCGCCAGTAGGCACCTGAAATATGCGGTCGGACGGAACGCACTCAACAAAGTCCGTGTTAAGCGTCGGAGCTTGATCGAATTCCCGGGCCAAATGCCAGGTGTTTAGCGTGTCGGTGAAATCATTAGTCACCTGGCTGGGATGGGTGCGATATTCGTCGTAGCGATCCTGAAATCCCCACGTATCCTTACTGTTAGAGGCATAGACCTCGCCTTCCCATATCTCCTGCTGACCAAGATTCGCGAGTTCCCTCTGGAACCAATCCTCCTTAGAGACTTTACGCCATTCGCGATGCATCGCGTTTTGATAGATCGCTTTCGGACGAACAGACATCATCGTGATTATGTAGCCATGCTCCTCAAAGAATTTGCGGTAGGCGTTCGAACGAATACCGGCAATGCCATGGCCAAAAAGATCACCAATGCCTGTGGCTTCTTCCGGGCCGCCGCTGGCGTCCGTCGGAGCCGTTTGCAGAACTTCAGAAAAGTTTAGACGTGTAGCGCCGCCGCCTAAAAATTCCGGTCGCTGGAGCCGCGCATCCGAGGGGGTGATTCCCAGATAACGCAGATATTCCGTGAACCTAGCTCCATATCGAGCACGAGCTTCCTGATAACGCTGGAGAGCGAAACCAACACGGAACGCATTAATGTCGATTGATTCGGCCTTGGAAAGGTCAGCGATGAGATGATAATCCTCAGGCTGCGCCGGGTTAGTCCCACCGGACCAGTCGATAGGAGCACCGGTTTGTTGCATACCCCACTGGTTACCATCTGAACCGCCGAGACTTACAAGGCCACCGGGATTCGCATAATCCGCGTCGACGACCACTGGCGCCCTTTCACCGATGGGAAGGGTAACCGCAGGACCACGCTGAGCCCATGGACGAGCCGAGCTAAAATAATCCTTCTCCCACGCGATGTTAGGCAACGTATTGTCGTTTTGAGTGCGCTGCGTTTGGAGGTCCTGATCCAGATAGTATTCATTGATGATCTTATTTACGGCACGGATCGGAAGCGACATGATGTTAATGCCGTCCGAATTAAGCGGAACGCCCATGTAGTGCGAGAGCGTTTTCTTATCCGCGAACGTGGTTATCTGGGGCGGGTCACCAGTGATTCCATCATTACCGCCGGTAATGAAATTCTCCCATCCACCTTCTTCTGCCTCCGGCCACACTATCCGGTTAGGGACAAAAAAGTGATGAATTCGTACCCGGACCGGGTGCATCACAGGGGTGTTTAGTGGCGACACGCGAACGAGTGCAGACGTGCTGTGTTGAATCGTATCGCCCGGTAGGACAGGGACACAGGATATGGGGAACAACTCTCCCATTTTCGCAGTCACCATTCGGTAGTGACTCAGATTGTGTTTCGATCTTTTTCTCATTTTGGATTTCCTCAGAGCCTATAGCCAATTCTGCCCGGACGGGGAGTTCGCATCCTGCCGCGAGCACGGCGACGAAAACCACGACGACCACGAGCACCGCGAGCATACATCCGTCGGCGACCTCCGAACGACCTTCTTTTTCCATATCTACGCCTCATTTCTCTTCTTCTCCTTTAGGGGGCTACATCATAGCCATATTGATCGTCGGGCTTTCTCCGACGGTTTCGATTACGACGTTTTTGCTTTACGTCCTGAATAATCTGTTCGATCTTACGACGTGTGACTCTACCGTAACGGTTGACCTCATTGAGCGCGTACTTCACCTGAGCGATCTCATCCAGATTTAGGTCCGTCGACGGTATCGTGTAGACGTCGCCTGTCGGCGTGACG